AAGCCAGAAAATGAGAATACTCGTTTGCGCAAAGCAAATACGCAATTGCGCAAAACTGGCACCGTTGAAGATGCAGAGGCTGTATTTGAACAAATGTTCGGCTAAGCACTAAAGGCAATTATGGCACGAGTTAGCAACTCTGTTACTTCTTACCAGAGTAAGACCGTAAGCGAGACTCCAGAAGATGTCTCTGATATCATTTACAATATTGACCCAGCAGACACACCAATGGTGTCACTTGCTGGTACTAGAAAAGTCACTAATACTATTTTTGAGTGGCTTACTGAAACCCTTACAGCCGCTTCTAGTGGCACACCAGTAGAAGAAGGTTTTGAGACAAGTAGAGATGCTTCTAGCATGACAGCTAGACAGAATAACTACGTACAAATCCTTACCAGAAACGCTACTGTTACTGGAACCCAAACAGCTCTTAAACTGTTTGGCAAGAGCAGCCAGATGGCTCACCAGATGGCACGCAAAAGCAAGGAGCTTAAAAGGGATGTTAATTACTCAATTATGCATCCGCAAATTAAGAATGCAGGCTCTGATGCAGCCAACCCAGGGACACCAAGACAGAGCGCTATGCTAAATTCTTGGGTGAAAACGAACGTAGACTATGACACAGTTGCAGGGGCCAACCCAACAGGAGACGGGACAAATAACCGGACAGATGGAACCCAACGTGCGTTTACCCAAGCAATGGTAAACGAAACAATGCAGCTATGTTATACCAATGGTGCCGAACCAACGACACTAATGGTAGGCCCATTCAACAAAACAGTCATCAGTGGCTTTGGTGCTAGAGGTATCTCTAGAAGCATGATTGACGAACAGCAGGCAGGAAGTAACGTTACCGTTTACCAGTCAGATTTTGGAGTCTTAAAAGTGGTTCCTCATCGCTGGCAGCGTGAGCGTGACGCTTGGCTTATTGACCCCAAGCATGTACGTATTGCCTACCTTAGAAGCTTCCAAACACAGGAACTTTCACGTATTGGAGACGCTCAAACGAGACAAATTCTCGTTGAGTATGGCTTGCAGGTAGACAACGAAAAAGCTCATGGCTTAGTTGCAGACTTAACAACCAGCTAACATGATTGTTAAGGAAATTCTGGATCATCGAGGACATGTGGCCTCGTTGATTCAGAGCAACACTAATGACCCTACTGTCTTCCACCACATCTTGAGGGAAGACCTAGACCCAATGATTAAGGAAGCAAGAATGCTCCAAGAGCACCTTGACCCCAACAGTCATTGGAAACCAGTAGCCCACATCCCTGCTGCCGTTGTGCAGCAGATGATGGTAGATGGTAGCTGGGAGGACACTACGCACCTCAAGCGATGGCTCAATGACCATGACAACCAATGCTTCCGTATCTGGCAGGGTAGAGTCTGATGGACTACGCTAGCCTCCAGACAAGCATTGCGGCATGGCTTAACCGTGATGACCTGAGCTCTTATATTCCAGAGTTCATTACTTTGGCAGAAGCAGAGTTCCAGCGCACGATACGAGCCAGGGAAATGCTGCGCAACGCTGACACCACAACCAGTGTGGTCAGCGTGCAGCTCCCTAATGATTTTCTAGAGCTACGGCACATCACGCTGACTAGTGAAAACCAGCCTTTGTACTACGCAACCCTGGCAGAGCTGGATGACATTAGGCGCAATGTGCAGGTAGCTGCACAGCCCACTCATGTGGCTGTATACAACACCAAGCTAGAGCTGGCCCCAGTGCCAGACAAGCAATACACTCTGGAGATTGTCTACTACCAAAAGATCCCAGAGCTCTCAAGCAACACCTCCACTAATTGGCTGATTGCTGCATATCCTGACGTATACTTGTACGGCTGCTTAACGAAGGCAGCTCCATTTATTGGGGAAGACGAACGAACAAACGTCTGGCGACAAGAGTACACCAATGCAGTAAACCAGCTCAATATCATTTCTGAGCGCACAGAGCTGCGTGGCGCACGCAAGTCGCTAGCCTACAAATACTTATAAAAAATGAAATTTGGGGAAGGGTTTTACGGGCAGGGGAAATTCCAGCCTGAGCCCACAGTGTCCACCAGTGATTGGGTGACCGTAGAAGACAATGCGGACTCCTTTACAGAGGGCACTAGTGAACCATCTAACACTTGGCTTGATGTAGTATGACCAGACCCGTACTAAGCAAATACAACAATATTGAGCTCCCTACTATTGGAGGGGATAGTGGAGTATGGGGGAGCGTACTCAACCAAGCTCTGGACAGCATCGATGAGCTCATCTATGCCAACGAGCAGGGTACAGCCACCAATACAGCAGCAATTGCAACGCTGAATGCCAATGACCAGACCAGTGGCTCTGTAGATGCCAAGATAGCCACAGCTATCAATACTCTCAAGGATGGCAGCACCAATACGCTGGCAGACCTGGAGAATCTCATAGGTGCTGCAGGCAACATTGACTTGAGCAGCATCAATTCATCCATAACGAACCTACAAACCAACTTAGGAGCACCTACCAATGCCAACCTCACTACAGCTGTTTACCCCCGTGTTCAAAGCCTGGAATCAAGCATATCAACTCTGGTTGGAGGCACAACTGGAGATGACCAAAAATCTGTCAGAACCATTGCAACCGAAGTAATCGGAACCAGCAACACTGGTATTACTTCCACAGCTGCACAAACGCTGATTGACACCAGCATCGCAGCTGTGCAAGGCAACACCACACAAACCATTGCAGACTTACTAGCACTCATTACAACCCTGCAAAGTCAAGTGGCAACACTGCAGCAGGATGTGACTGCACTGCAGACAGGCAAGGCCTCCGCTTCCTCGCTGACAGCTCTGGAGAACACCGTCAATGGCAATGCCAATACTACCGGACTCGTGACCACGGTAGCGAATGTGAGCTCCACAGCAACCCAGGCGAAGAACGCAGCAGATACGGCTACCAATAATGTCAGCACTCTTACCACGAGCGTCAATGGCGTTTCTGGGAGAGTGACTGCCCTGGAGAATGCTGGCTACATCACGAGCTCAGCTCTTTCCCCCTACATCACTACTCAGACAGCAAATAACACCTACGCAACCCCTAGCTATGTCAGCACAGTGCTGACGAGCTATGCCACTCAGAGCTATGTGACTTCAAGAGGCTATCTGACGAGCTCCAATCTGGCAGGCTACAACTACGCCACGCAAAGCTATGTCAACACCGCAATAGCAAACATAGGCTCAGGCACAACCTATGTGTCTACGAGTGATGCCAATTGGAAAAAGGTTAGAGGCTTGTTTGAGGGAGTGCAGGACAGCAATCGGACACTGCCTACCAACATCTACTTGGGAGGCACAGATAGCAGAATCTACTACGATGCATCAACTACCAGCTACAAAGATGTGAGTGCTATCAATACCTCTTCTGGCAGTGCTTACGTCAGTACAAGTGATAGTACTTGGTTAAAACTCTACGCAATGATTAATGGGGTAAATCCAAGCCAACAATACTCTGACTTGGCATTACCCGAACGACTTTTTGTGCGGCCCTATATTGGGTCATGGCCTAACTACACTGGGAATACTGCAAGCCACCAGACTCATAAATTCATTGTAATCACCTGTGAAGCAGATAGCTCCGGTGGAGAAGCGCATTTACGAATAGCGGAGCACATTGGCGTGAATGATACAAACCTCAGATTTGTTCATCTTGTGAATAGCACCTAATGGCAACACAAACCACTAACTATAACCTCTATCTCCCAGCAGTTAACGGAGATGAAAACCAATGGGGTACATATCTCAACTTCAACAGCCAGCGCATTGATGTAGAGCTCAACAACCTTGACCAACGGGTGGACGGAGTTGCCGCAAGCATAGCCAGCACTGGTGTGAGCTTGAGCAATGTGAGCGCTACCGTCACAGCTCAGGGGAGCGCTATCAGTGCCCTGCAGCAGGATGACTCTGCGCAGGACACGAGCATCACCTCCCTTGGGGATCGCATTAGTCAGGCAGAGCTAGCCATCAGCACACTACAGTCCTCTGGAGGCTCAGGGGGAGGTTCTGGTGTGAGCCTGACCAACGGCAGCGTAGTGACCGCATACATTGCCTTTGGTGCAGTAACGGATGAGAAGTTGGCAGAGGATAGCGTCACAGCTTTTGCCATTGAGACTGCTGCCGTGACGAGTGATGCCATTTCCAACAATGCTGTAGCAAGCAGGCACATCCAGACAGATGCTGTTGGCACTTCCCAGATAGCAGATGATGCAGTTATTGGAACGCACATCGCTGATGACCAGATACAGCCTCAGCATATCGTAGGCACACATGTCCTAGCGCCAGCTCCTACAGCTGCTGATGCAGACAAGGTACTCTACAACGATGACAACTATGGCTTGCGGTGGAAGCGGCAAAACAAAGTTACACGGGTGACCAAGTACGCTGACATGTTCCTCAACACGCAAGACGTAGAGCCAGGGGATTTGTTTGTCATTGAGAATGCTGGCTCCGCTGGAGGAGCTGGAGTCAATGACTACCCCTACAGTATTAATGGCGTTGTCACACCCAACAGCCTGGATGCCAGTAGTGTTTTCCTGGCAAACATTGGGACTCCTTCCAGCCCTGCTGACTTCACTACGCTCTACACGGGCTCCAATGGAGTCATTGACGTAGACACCTCTGACCCACTGAGAGCAGTGTTTGAGCTGGCAGATGGAACCAGCTACACGGTGAACCTGCCAACCTTCAGCATCAATAGCGAAACAGAAATAACAGGAGCCAACATCGCAGGCAATGACTATGCGATGGTGCATGACCGTTCCAACAATGTGCAGCGCAAGATACAGCTCCAAGAGCTAGGCATTGCAATGGGTTGGGGCAGTGTAGTGATAGAGGGTGGGGATGGCTCTGGTGGCCTCATCAATAGCTTTGGAATCATCACAGGCTTTGAGGTAGACCCAGTGAGTGGCTCCCTCATCATGAACAGCACCGGAGGCTTCAGTAGTCAGACTGCATTTATTAATACAGATGGTGATTTTATTCTAACAGGATGACATGCCACTAGCACTGAACCTTGGGCGAGTAATGCCCAAAAAACGCACCTGGAGCACAGCTCTGGACTTTGAGGTGCTGGATTTCGTGGAATACAACGGAAGCTACTACACGTGTATCCAGAACCATACGAGCTCTGTAGCCAACCCCCCTGGCACAGGCACTAACGAGTGGGCGCTGGTTGCAGCAGGGCTGAACTTTTTGGGAGGCTGGCAAAACATAGGCTATGCCCCAAACAGTGTGGTGACCTATGGAGGTAGTGCGTATGCGAACACGCAACCCATTGCAGCAGGCACAGGAGCCCCAGACAACAATAACCTCTGGTCTGTCATTGCAGCAGGCATTGGAGTCTACATTGGAGACTATAACGCACTAGCTACCTACACAGCTGGAGATGTGGTCATCTATCGGGGTTCTACCTATCGGGCGAACCAAAGTGTCTTTGCTGGCGAGACTCCAACCTCTACGGCAGCAAAATGGGACTTAATTAGCTTTGGCTTCAATGGGCCTAGTGTGGTGGAGCTCTTGGCAGGCAACAATGTGGACTATGAGAAAGGTGACATCGTCAGGTTCCGCAACTCCGTTTATATTGTGCTGACCAACCTCAACAGCACCAGCAACAATCCCCAGACAGACCCTAGCGATTACACCACGCTCATTGAAGGAGAGAACAGCTTAGGAGCTTGGACAGCAAACACCACGTACTACCCCAGAGATACTGTGCTCTATGGGAATGGGCTCTGGAAGTGTACCCAGTATGCGGTATCTCAGAGCAATCCCAGAATTGCGACCAGCTACTGGACAAAAATCAGCTCAGGCATTGGAGGCAGAGGGGCTTGGAGTGCTGGTAGCGTAGACTACTTTGTAGGGGATGTAGTGAACCACAATGGAGCTGGCTTCTTGTGCGTGCTGGATCACACATCCAGTGACGCACAACGTCCTACCAATGGAGCTCAAACAGCTTGGGAGAAAATTGTGGGGGGTTTCCTCTGGGAGGGCACATGGGCTCAGGGAGCGTATGACGTAGGAAGTGTCGTAGAGTATGACCAGAGTGCTTGGGTAGCGACAAGAACCATCCTTGCCAGCGAAACAGAAAACCCTAGCCTCAACACAGGTTTTGACAGGATGGTCAAGGGCTATCCAAACACTGACGCAATCACCTTTGCTATCGCATTAGGATAATTATGAGTGACTTCCAGAGACAAAGCTTTGAAGTGGGCAATGGCAGCTATACAGCTGTTACAAATGATAGTGTACTCATTGGCCTACTCCTAACCAACAAGAGTGCAGCCCAGGTCACAGCTACGGTGAAAATTGGGCCAAGTGGTAGTACAACAGAAATCGTCAAGGATGTAGTGATCCCCGTAGGCTCATCACTTAGCGCTCTTGATGGCAAGCTTGTGCTCAATGCCAACGATATCGTTGAAGCTACCAGCTCTGCTGCTAGTAGCGTCAATATCCACATAAGCTTACTGGAGCTACCATAATGGCTGGGTATATCGGGAACCGTAGGCAAAACAACTTAGTAAGCCTCACTGGCTCAACTGGAACGATTGGCAGTGGGGTGGTGTTTCCTGCTGGTGTAGTAATTGGTATAGCTTTTTTGGCCGATGTAAATGATGGGGCTGCAGGGGGTAGTAGTACCTCATATACATTGAGATCATTAAATACTGTAAAATATCAAATTAACTGTCCAATAACGATTACTTCAAATGAAATAACATTTGACGAGTCTGGGTCGTATGTTTTACAAGCAATTGCTCCAGCACTAAAATCAGATAGACACATTGTTAGACTTAGCGATGATTCAGGTACTAGTTTTATAAGTTCAGGAAGTGCTGCACACACTGGTTCTACTGAAAATAGCACCACCTCCTCTTTTTTATTTACAAAATTAGTAGTAGGAGCAGCAGAAATAACGGGAGGGGGCAGTGAACGAAGTTTTGGGTTTTTTACAATCGTTGATTCTGCGAAAGCGGCCGATGGATTAGGTAATGGAAACAATGACGTAACGAATGAAGAGGTTTTGCAAGTTCAAATTTTTAGAGTAAGCGAATGAGACATCCAGACGGTTTATATTATTATCAATTAGATAATCATCAGTTTTCTTCTCAGATACCGATAATTAAACACAGTGGGAAAGAGATCCTACCAACAGAACCAGAATTTGCAGATAGGTGGGCTGCCGAACCCCTACGCTTACTACGCCAACAACGCAACCAAAAGCTATCCCAGAGCGATTGGATGGCAGTAAGCGATAGAGTCATGACGCAAGCACAAATCGAATACCGACAAGCCCTACGGGATCTACCAAGCACAGCAGACCCACAACTAGACGAGAACGGAAATCTAACAAACGTAACGTGGCCCAGCTATGAGTAATGCGAGACTATTAGCGAATTTAGTACCAGATGGGCTGGATGACTATGAGGAGGGGACTTGGACACCTGTAGTTACAAGAGCAACTTCTAACCCTTCTGGGACTCCATCTTCAAGTGAGGCTTTAGGGAGCTATACTAAAATTGGGAGTATGGTACATGTTGAAGGTGCAGTGTCTTTTAACGGGTTTTCAGGAGGATCTGGGCAATGGCAATGTTCTTTACCATTTACTCATGCAAATTATGGCTCTATAAAGGCTGGTTTAGATAAATGTAGAGTTTACATGGATGGGGATAGTGCAGATCGTCAATTTAGGATTGCTCCAGGAACTAATTTTATTGCTCTTCATATACCTAGTAGTGACCAAGGTTATACTAGTAATACAACATATCTTATTTGGGAATTTTCTGGAACTTATTTAATTGAAGGGTGATATGTCACTAACAAAACAAACAGTTACGGATAAGGTGGAAATTGTTGGCCCCTACTCTCACATTCAAGTCAGAGAGGCCATTCAAGTTCTTGAGGATGGAGTGAAGATTAGCGAAAGCTATCATCGCTATGTAGTCTCTCCAGGCGAGACAAGTAATGACGCTAAAGTTGCTGCAGTGATTACGGCTGTACATACGCCAGAGGTGATTGAAGCGTATGAGCAACATGTAGCCAGCCAAGAGCTCTAATGCCAGTAGAGTATAGAGGCAAGAGCTACCCTGGTTATAACAAACCTCGCAGAAGTTCCTCTGGTGGCAAAAAATTTGAGGTCTTAGCGAAGGAAGGCGATACCGTGAAGCTCGTGCGTTTTGGTGATGCCAACATGAGCATTAAGAAAGACCAACCAGCTCGTAAGAAAAGCTACTGTGCCAGGAGCGGAGGTATCAAGGGCAAGACCAGTAAGCTGAGTGCTAATTACTGGAGTAGACGCAAGTGGGATTGTTAACAGTAATAGAGATAAGCATATGCCAATGGTAGGTGGAAAGAAGTATAGCTACAACAAAGCAGGAATGAAGAAAGCCAAAGCAGCAGCCAAGGCCGCAGGTATGCCCATGAAGATGAAAGCCAGCTACAAGCCAGGGAAGAAAAAGTGAGCTTGTATAGAAACATCCACAAAAAGCGTGCTCGTATCAAAGCAGGTAGTGGAGAGAAAATGCGCAAGCCTGGGAGCAAGGGAGCTCCTACAGCTGCGCAGTTTCGCAAGGCAGCAAAAACAGCAAAGCCTAAGAAAAAGTGAGGAAATTAGAGTACCAGCAAGGGTTGCTGGAAGAGACACCAGATGAACTAGACCCATTGAGCCTACTAGGTGCAGCTGCTACGGGCATCTCCCGTAAGGCTGGAGGCCTACTAGGGGAGCTGCTCACACCAAGCACA